AGGGTGTTCCGACTTTGTAGAGTGCCGCACGAATGGCACAGAGTTATTTATGCTTCAACAGGAGCAACTTTCTTTTTACCAATGTTATACTTTGCTTCCAGAGTCCACTCGCCCTTTTCTTTGTAAGCGATAACCTTGATCTGATTTAGAGGCGATACATCCTCAATCGTTTCTGGTTTCACCACTGTGATCAGTTCCCAATCAACCAGGAGTTGAGTGATGCGGTTACGACGCTGTACATCATTCAGCGTCAGATTAGCGCGTTTACCGTCAAGGGCAAAGAGTTCTTTAAAGTGAACGATATAGTATCTACCCTGCTTGTGAAGAATATGGCAAGACTGATACAGTTTCTTTTCCTTCCGAGAAGCAACGCCAATTCTGGTCAGAGTTTCACGAACTTTAAGAAAATCATCAGGCTCACTCAAAGTAACTTCAACCATATCACTAGGTTCCCAAGTTACTTCAATGTCAGTCGCTGTCGTCATTGTTTTCCACCTCTAGTCAATTTAAGTTTAATAGAATTTAGTTGATCATCAGAAAGGATACTAAGAGCGGACCTTGCCTTCTCATTACTATAACCATAATAAGATTTGACTGCTTCCAGATCTGTAATCTTTTCTTTTTTTAACCAAGGAGAGAATCTCCGTTTTGGTCTGACAATATTTAGCAAAAATTCATATTGTAGTTTCTTAGACAAATGATGATTGATGTTCATCTCATTTGCTGCCATGATGGTATCAATGAAACCAGACAGACAGCGATTCACGATGAAAGGTGGATACTCATTCTTGTTCTCATCAGTCATGATATTTTGCTTCTCATGATTGATAGAATTTAACCAGTGCTTTAATTCAGTCTTCGACATACCCCATAAATTCAATGTCTTCAATACAATCAACAGTAGTTTCGTATTCACCAATACGATACCAGTGCCTTTCAACCCCTAAGGTATCTGGTTTGAAACCCAGATACTCAATGTCATCGCAATTATTCTCACGCATCCATGCCTGAAGGCGATGATGCATTAATTCATCTCTGTTCATTTCAGCTCATAATATTGGTTTATATTATATCCAGGTGGCATACGGGGATGAATATCCATTGCCATGCTTACCCTAATTTCATCAGACTTATTAGGAGGAACCCAATGATAAACACTAGATGAAAAAAGCATTAATTCTCCTCTATTATTTTCATTTTTTTCTCCCTCAAACCATGTACCAAGACCAGGATCACCGCCAATAAAAAGGTTAGTACAAGTCCAATCAAATGGAGGAGCACCTGGAGATTCTACTGAACGATGGCAATGTCTAGCAATCCCCTCACCTTTTCTAAATGCATTTGCCCAACACTGAATATATCTCCTTCGTCCAACAACAATTCTTAATTTTGGAACAATAATATCAGCAACTAGTTTATTGTTTAGATAATTATGGCACCAATGTCTTCCTGTCAAAGAATTTTCAGATGTTCCGTCATGAACATCTTCACCCAAAGACTTAACATATTCTTCAGTATCAAGAATAAATTTGTACAAAAAATCACACTCTTCAATAGAGAGAAAATTAGGAATTTTAAATAACATCATAATTAAAAATTAGTAATTCTGCACGGTCTTTCTGTTCGTTCATATAATCGCCTGTAGAGCGCATTGTATAAGTTAGGTCATAGGTAGATGTCATCCATCCTTCAAAGCGATCCTTGACCATCTGAGAGGAGTTGTAGGAGATTAATTGAGGACCAACAAAACAATCGCAATCAACAGCAAAAGTATCGTGATTGAATCCTTTATGCATTGATCCTTTGCGCCCATAGAGGTTATCCTTAATGTCATAAGGAGGATCGAGATAAGTAAATACTTCTTTGTCATCGGTAAGCAAATGCTCGTATGAAAGATTAGTAATCTTCCAGTCCTTAATAATCTGCTGATATCCCAGTAGATTATCTATTCCACGCATCGAGAAGTTAGACTCGGATGCCTGTTTTGAAAAGGATGAGGATTCAGTGAGACCAGAAAAAGAGCACTTGTTAATAATGTAAAAACTAACGGCACGATGAAAGGGTTCGCTGTCGGTTTCATTTAAATAATCCTTTGCTTGTTGGAATAGATTTCGAGCGGAAGATGGATCGCAATAACGCTGCTTTAGTTGTACTAATTCATCTCGCATCTTCACACCATTGTGCTGAAGTTCTTTCCAGAAGTTATACAAAGGTTCGTATAGATCATTCACCCACACAGGAGTATCTGGATTTTCTTTTGTGAATGCGATTGCTACACTACCACCACCAAGAAAAGGTTCACGGTATTCTTTAATGTTCTTAGGGAACTTAGGTAGCAGATATTTGGTGGCACGAGATTTACCACCAGGATAGCGAAGGGGTGTTTTCAAAGATTTCATACTGTTTGCTCAATCAAATTATAAAGTTTAGTAGCGAAGTCTTCCTTCTCTACTGGAGTCACATTCTCAGCGAGAAATGTAATGTCATCAAAATGAACTCTAAAAGAAACAGAATCATCTTTCAGAGTTATATGCTTCATACAAGCATCCCAAGTACAAATACCAACTGTATAAGTTTCGGTATCCCATAATAGCATGTAATCAAAGGTTTTTTCTGGAAGACCCAAATTTTTACCTTGAAAATTTTTCAGAGTAATTTGTTTAGTCCATGGAATAGTCTTACAAAAAAGACCATCTTGACCCTTTGATTCATAATAAAGATTATCTACAAGACCGTAGAAATCTCTACCATTCTCTGTATCACCAACATACTTTAATTGTCCTCCACTATATTTGGCAATAGCAATCTCTTGAACTTCGGCACGAAGCGGGCGCGTTTGATGTCTCTTGAGACCGTCTGTAGATTTAACTACACCAAAAATAGAAGGAAAATCAAACAGTTTCGGATTGATCATAATCAGCAGGATGGTATTTCAAAAATTCCCAGAAGGTCATTTTCATTTCTTTCTGAGTCATGCCGCAATGGGCAGCAGCGGCGGGAAGGTTCATACTAGCACGGAAAAGACCCCAGTGTGCTTCCTTAACATTTTCTGGGGTAGTCTTGATTTTATCCATCAAAGAATCAGTTTCTTTTTCTCGGGAGTTGCGATGGGCGAATACATTTGCTCATACTGCTGAACAATCTCATCTGCTGCTTCAGCAACATAGACCACAAACTTAACAGCAACTTTGATTTCTTTCTGCTCTTTGCTGATCATCGGGGACCATTGAACAAATGTCAGAGTGCCCTGTTGAGTAGGAACACCCACAATAGGATTGCGGAGGGTGATTGATTCATCATCATAAGACACCACTTCAGTAATCAGATCCTCACCAGAGGACATACGAATCAGTTTTACATTCATTTGAATTGACACTCCATCATAATTTCAATTAAACATGCCAGAAGATTGATCTCCTGATCAGCAGCAAATGCTGCCTGGTACTGGTATTTAGCGATCACTAGAACCGCTGCTGGGATTGTGTTTGGCGTCAGTACATCGTACATTGCCTCATAGATGCGATGAATAATCATATTGAAATCATTATCCAGATTCGCAACCACCCATTTACGAACAACATTGAACTCTTTATTCTTCAAAGCATTCGTAAGTTCTTTCAGATTGATGTCAGTAATCTCGGTAAGGATACCAGTGTCGATACTGCCAGTATTACCATACTTCTGAAGTTGATTCAGAACACGACGCCAATCTGGAAAGTGATTTTGAATTAGTTCCGCAACAACTTTTGGATCATAATCCACATATTCCGCCTCAAGTATAGTCCTGACACGGTTGAAAAATTGTCCAGCGACTGCTGCTTTTTCTTTTCCTTTGTATGAGAAATCAATGACTGAGCATCTCGACTGGATGGGATCAATGATTTTGTTTTTGTAGTTACAGGTGAAGATGAATCGGCAGTTGCTATGATACGCCTCAATACTACTCCGCAGGAGGAGTTGTACATCGTTCCCTGTGTTATCTGCCTCATCAATGATGATGACCTTGTGCTTACTTCCTTGAAGTGATACGGTCGTCGCAAAAGTTTTTGCTGTGTTCCGTACCGTGTCCAGAAATCGTCCTTCGTCAGATCCATTAATTACAATATAAGATAGTCCTAGTTCATTACACAATGCCTTAGCGGCAGTGGTTTTACCAACACCAGGAGGACCAGTGAGAAGAAGATTATTCAACTCACCAGCGGCAACCTGTTGCTGTAGATCACGCTTGATACTCTCGGGGAGAATACATTCTTCGATTGTCTGTGGGCGGTATTTCTCCACCCAAAGATACTTATCGTTCATTATATAAAAAATAAAGGTCAGTTAGAATCAGGTTCCAGAGCAATCCAGTAAGTAACAGGAATGCTCTTGTGGGTAAAGCGACTAATCAGACGCTTCGACATAACAACATCATAATCTCCTTTCAGGAGTTTGATGTTCTCCACCTTCAAGTTTAGCACAAACTCATCAGTTGTCGTGCCGACATTGATAGAGAATGTGTTGGAAGTATCATTC